TTAAAGCTCCAGTACGATCAGGTGAGCTTTCATCTAATTTACCACCTCTGAGTATTTTTCTAGCCCAGTTATCAAAGTCTTCTAGACTGTTGACATTTTTCATCATAGAAAACGCTTCAAATAAAGCATTTAATAGGTTGTCATCGGGATCATCTTTAGCTATCTTTAGCATAGATAATATAGAATCTTTTACATCTGCCATATCTGATTTAACAGCAGCATTAACAGCTTCATTTAATTGTGCTTTAGTTTTACCAGCACCGAATGATCTAAAATAGTCAGACGCTACAAACCTAGATTTCTTAGTCTGAAACAGAGCAGTTAGCATAGTATCAACGATCTGTTTTGCTGGACCATCTATATCATCTAAGGACACAATGTCTCTTAATTCTCTGCCTGCAATACCTGTATCACGTAGCTTTTTCAGTAAGTCGCCTACAACTAAATCAGCAGTAACAACTGTTTCACCAGCCCATGTTTCATAAACTTCATCACCTATAGGAAGAGTAGCAGGCTTTCTGTCAAATAAATCCTGTAAATACTCATCAGGTGACATATCCATAGGATCTCTGCCTTTAGTTATTTGATGGAATGATTCAACAGAATCTCTCCACAGCTCGCTTAGTAAAGCTCTATTACCTTTTACAGCATCTAGCTCTCTTGCAAACTTTTCTGTACTCATTAAGCCTTTTAGTGTAGACTCAACAATTTCATCAGTCGTACCACCATATCTAGCAATACGTTCTCTTTCAACAGCTGTCGTAACTCCGCCAGTAGATCCATCTTCAGATCCCCAGTCTTTACGAGTACGTTGTAGCTGATCTCTAGCATCGCCCGGGTCAACAGTAGATGTGTGAGCACCTTGATGTCTGTCAGCGAATGGCTTATTCTTATCAGCTCTAAACTGTGTCTCATTACGTCTGAGCTGTGCTAATGCAGCAGTAGTTGTTTGATCTTCTATACTACCATTACGGCGTATGATCTGTCGTTTGACTGCTTTACCACCTTTACCTAGTAGATATGCAGCACCATCAAATGCTAATCCTATACCCATACCTTCTACGATGTTTTTCATCTTCATCATAATAGGATGGTCAGTTTCTTTAGTACTTAATGGTGTATCTATCCAACCATAACGATCTCTCATAGCAGCTAACGCATTGTGTCCATCTGACTCTTTTGATATTAAATCAGACATACCACCGATAGCGATAGCTCTAGTAACATTACCAGCACCTAGCAGTGCTGATGCACCGCCAGCTAGTAGAGGTATACCTGTAGCTGCGAGTCCTTTAGCTGCTAATACAGTACCAACAGCTAACGAACCAAAGTGTACAGTTCCTCTAAGTAATTGACCCCACCATGTTTTAGTAATGATAGGATCTTCTTTATTAGTAAAAGGGTCCCATTCTGGGGTGTAAGACCCAGTTTCTGCTATCTCTCGCTGTCTTGCTCCAGAAAGGGCATCAAATGTACGCTCTCCAAATGTAGTTACTGACGATGCAGTGTCCTGTAAACCACCTGACAAACTAGATTGTAATTCTTTAGCTACTCCTTTGATACCCCATTGATCTGCATTACGAGGGTCTTCTCTTGTAGCTACATAATTTTGGACTTGTCTCTGTTCTTCTGCTGCTGATTCAGTTATTCTATCTTCAATTTCAGCAGCTTCAGAAATGTCTCTACTTATCTCATCTAAATCAGGGATTGATGGATCATATGAAGAACTCATTATTCTTCCTCCTCATTGTCATAACCATATAAATCTAAGTTAATTTTGTATTGGGCAGCTCCTCTTAAAAGATAACGTACTTCATTCCAGATATTTCCATCGTCGTCTACATCTTTGACATTTTTAAATAGTGTTTCATAATTTTTAGATTCGTCCTCACTTATAGGCAACATACTTAAATAACTGACGTCTCCATTAAGAGTAAGCTTGTTTTGTGCTTCTAACGATAAGTTAAGCATCATTAATTCATCTTGAAACTTACGATCAAATACTCTATCAGCAATAGTAATATTATTTTCTACCATATAGCCAAGTAATTTTTTTAGATTATCACCTTTAATACCGTAGACTCCGTATCTTTTATCATCTAGAATGTCGTCTGTTACACCGGCAAAACTTTCAAGTAAATCACCTACATTTGTTGTTGAAAGGTTTTCATCTTTATAACCTCCTTCTATACCGGGTTGGGTTATAGTAAATACTGCATTTTCTCCACCGTTGGCTAACATGTTTTTACTAATTGGTCTTTCAAGAAGTGCCTCAGTAATACCTGTAAAGTTTTTAGATGAGCTTAATATTGTTTGATATGTTTTTGCATCAGTAGGATTGTGTGTTAAGTTTCTAGCTGCAAATGAATCTATCTTACCTTCTAGTGGTATTAAGAACGCATCATATTCATTTTTTATATGACCTTGAGCTTTTAGTCTTGCGACCATTAAGCCTCTACCATCTAACTCTGGATAGAACTTTGCTAAGTTTCGGTAGAATATAGGTATATCTCCACCAAATTTTAATACGTTTAAACCTTCTTCAACATACTTTAATTCACCAATATGATAATCTTTATAATTTATCCATTCCTGTTTACCTTTGTTGTCAGCTAAATCAAGAGTTGTAGCATGTTTTTGATAAATCTTTTTAGGATCATAGTCTACGTTTTCATTAGGTAAAGAACCAAGATACTTGCCCTCTTCTATATTTTTACTTACGATTGTCCATGCGTCTGCTCGAGCCTGTGCTGAATCAATATTACCTTTCTCAAGTTTTTGAACTATCTGGTAATAATCTTTGTTAGCATCAATGGACATGTAAGATATATTTCTATTTACTTGAAGGTCATTATCACCACCTATTTGATTTGTAGTAACATAATTTGTTACTGCTTCTCTTATATCTCCTACGATTTTTTTATCTGAATCTGAACCTGTTATAACTTGTCTATCTGTTAGATTTTTAAATTCTGCTACCTCATTAAAAATAGGAGATCCGACAAACTGTTGTAACTCTTCGTCAGATATTAAAGTACCATTTTCTTCATAGCGTTCTTTGAGTTCAGTGAAGACACCGTTATCTCTGATTAAGTCTCGCTTATCATTTACTTCATTTAGTGCTCTATCAATTTCTATTTGAGTTTCTGTCCAGACACCTCCCATTTCAGCAAATGTAACCATACGTCCATCTGCATGTTTAAATTTAAGTTCATTTATAAGGTGATAGTAGTCATCATCTTCCATCCCTAAATTTTGATACGCATAAACTACAGCATCTTTAAATTCTAGTAATGCTTCTTTTCTAGCTGCTGTTGGTGATAAGCCTTGAGCTATTTTAGCTTCGGTTATACTCTGAATCATTCCATTTTCAGAATCAAATACAGAGTTAAAATTTAAGTTACCACTCTTACTATTGGTAATAGTACCCATAATAGTTGAAGCTCTGCCTTGCTCAACAAAGCTGCTTACTTCTGCATTAGAAGCACTATTATTTACAATACCATCTACACCAAGCTCTTGACTAATAGTTGACTTTAGATTAGGTAGAATATGTTTTATAATATCTCCATCACTGATTCGATCATTAGAGTTTCTGACAAAGCCTAGAAAATGAGCAGCAGCTTCTTCTAGCCACTCTCTTCTATCATCAGGGTTAGTCAGTTCATCAAATCGTAAACCAGTGCCAGAATGTAATAGATCTTTTTTTGCAATCTCCCAGAAAGCAGGGGCTAGTATATTTGCTTCTTGTGCAGCATTAGACCCTGTGAGTCCTTTAGATAATAGTAGTGATGATTTCCAAGAACCAAGGTTATCAGAAGTTATGGTAACTGGACCATCAGGTCCGTCAAAAGTATAGCTACCAGTTTTATTAATTGAGTCTTCAGCTTCTGCTATTGCTATTTCAAAGTCTTTATCTATCTCAGCTTCTTTCTTTTGAAAGTCAATAGATGCAGTCTCCCATCTGGTCATGTAATCGCCATCGTTGGCTTTGCTATCTATATTGTTAAGATAGTTCCGATTATCTTTAAACTCGTTATATCTCTTGACCATTTGTATGCCAGACTTAGTAAGACTGACTGCATCTTTAAAAGCTTTGTCTCTGACTTTGATAGACTCGTTAAACTGTGCGATGTTATCTTTAAAGAACTGCTGAGTATCTTGAATCTGCTTGTCTATATTCTTGTTTACAGCTTCTGTTAAGTCTGGTTCTGTTTGGGCGTAATTGAGTTTCTCATCTATGTAAGGAGCACCTTTGCCCCTTCCCATAGACTCGTAATATTTTGATACTGAATCTGTCATGTTATTTATGTAAATAAGTTTTTCCAGAACTCAGATCCGCCGAATCCAGTTCCTATACTTGCAACTTGACTTGCAATACTTAACGCACCACTCAGTCTATCGCTTGGCGGCATTAATACAGGAGCACCATACTCTGGTCGTATACCAAGTCTCTGTCTGTTCTGAGCAAGTACACCTTGAAATCTTCTTGTTCTTGCTGTAAATCTACGTGCCATATTAGCACCAAACTCGTTTTCTATACCAGCTTCGAGCTTACCTCGAGCTTGTAATAACTTAACAAGATTTCTTCTTCCAGCTGTTCGTGATCTGTTACCTTCATCCACAGTATCTTTGCTACCAAAGTAAGCTGAGTAACCTTGTTCTAAGGCTTTGAAGGCTTGACCTTGAGAATATCGAGCTCTTGTATAGTCGTCAGATATAGCACGACTAAAACCTGTAGCAGCTAGGTTAACTCCTCTAACAGCTTGAGCTTCTCTATTAAAAAATTTTAACGATTCGGAGCGATACCTAGCATCCTTCTCCATCCATCGTTGTTTGGCAGCATTTCTAGCTGCGGCATTAGCATCTACGCACACGGCAAAATTCTATAAATTCTAAATTATATGGTCCATGTCTAAGCTTACGCAAAAACTTGAAACCTAAAAACCTTAACAGTTTTAAATGTACTGTATTTCTACAGTCTACTATGTTCCACAAAAGGGGCTCTTCACGGCTATCGACATACCGTTTGGCTTCTCTCGCAAATGTGATGGGGTAGCGTTGTATATCTGGTGTACATAACATCCAGATTACTCCGCCTTTTCCTACTCCGGCTAGTCCGGCAGTCTTGCCGTCTGGTACTGTGAAATACACAGCAGAGCGTTCCTGAGCAGCCATAGGTAATAGGATCATAGGATCTAACCCATGACCTTCTACCACCTCTCTGAGGTCCTCTGGGCGTAGGTTGGAGGCCACCTCTAGGGCAGCCTCAGTTGTGATTGGGTGTATGTAATTAGGCACGTCTATAAAACATTGGTGAATAGT